GTAGGAGGCAACTGTGTGCTCTCGGCCATGAGACTGACCAGCCGATTGGGTGGACCACTGAGAAATGGTGGCGAAGTAATGATTACCTCGAAGCGGTTGGGCTTGCTCAGACCCTGTCCAACCGCAGCAATGAATTCGTCGAGTTTAAAGGTTGCCATTTAGGTTTTCTTTCGGCTATCGTTGTAGACCTGATTGCTGGTGGCACCCACAAATTTCTCCAGGGGCATCATCGAAGCGGCCAGCCATTGATCGGGGTGAATTTGCATGAAACGAGTGCGTACATGCGCGCTGAGATAGCGTTTCACGCAGGCCTCTACGCCGGGATATTTGCTGGCCTGATTGAGCATACCCCAGCTTAGCCGAGCCGCTCGCTGACGGTCTGTCATGCTCATGTTGAGTTCCAGCAGAGCACCCATGAGCTTGAAGCGCAAGGCATGGGGCAGATAATGCAGATTCAGGGCCATGAACCCGTCGGGAGTCTTGGCATAGGGAAACACCAAGGGCATGACATCGTAGTAGGGCAGAGTGTCTTTGTGCTTGGGGTCATACTGGAACAGATACAGCTGGCCCGGCGTAATCGAGGTCTCCAGATTGTAGTCATTGTTCCTCAGCACCCGACTCATGCGTCCGTGAGCATTCACCAGGTTCCGTACCTGGTCCTGATACCACCGCTGGCTGCGTTGAACGTCGCCAGGGCGGATGCGTAGATCGTCGAAGGGATTTTTATTGGCCATGCAGTTATTTATCTAGGCCCAGTTCACGTTCGGTAATGATCATGAACTTCCAGCCCCGATTCTCGCAGTATTCCGTGGCATTCTTCCACTTGCTTTGATTCACGCCCCAGGTCTGCACTTCCTCGATGAAGCGCCGAGTCACCTTCTTGGGTTTCACTGGCTGCTGTGTAAACTTGCTGGGCTTGATTTCGATCAAATACTTTTCGATTTTACCGTCGGCAGTCCGAATCTTCACGTAGAAGTCCACGAAGTATCGGTGTATGCGGTTATCTATGGGCGATAAATATGGTATGACGACTTCTTCGCTGCCCCATTCCAGGACATTGTCATTGGTATCACACCATTTCATGAACTTTAACTCCCAGAGACTTCGGTAAATAACGTCCGTGGGGTCGCCTCGATACTTTTCGGGATGCTGGACGCGATAACGCCCTTTATAGGTTTGCTTGTACAAGATAAATAATCGGAATAACCCTAGGAATACATATTTATGGCCGACGAATTCCAATCACCGCAGCAGCAAAAGGTTACTGCGGAGAACCTTAACCCAGTTGAGTTTGGTGCTGGTGGTGGTGCCGACACGAACGGCAAGATCAAGTACAACATAACCAATCTGACCTACCCAGCCAACACTGCCGCCGCCGAGGATCTGCAACACTACATTGGCTTCTTCATCAACGTCCGAGGTAAAAGCAAATTCACTGGCGGTGGAGATTTGGTGCAGATCAATGGCACCGAAGAAAACACCGTGAACAAAGAAAAACTTGGCACGTCGGTCAAGGTCGGTGGTGCTATATTCGGTGGCGTGGGCATGGCCACGGTGGCAAATTCAGTGATGGCCAACACCAAGGGATTGAGCGCGGGGGCAAAATTTGTTGGCACCACTGTGGCAGGTGCGGCTGGTGCAGCTGGAACTGTGGCAGCTCTGTCGGTGTTGGATACTGATATTACCTACAGAATCACCACAGCCATAATGATGGCGATTCACGAGCGTCCCAGCGTGACCTATGACGTTAACTACAAGGGCACCGAGCTGGGCAACATGGCTGGCTTCTTTGCCGGCGGTAGTTCTGTGATTGACAGCGGCGTGTTTGATGCCAGCTCTGAATTGGCTCGTTCAGTGGTGCTGAATGCCGCTGAAATCCCCTCGGGCATTGCCCAGGCTCTGGGTGGCAGTTTTGACTTCAAGGACGCAGCCAGCTTATCGTCGGGTACAGCACAAAACCCGTTCCGAGAACAGATCTTCCAGAGCGTGGATAACCGCACCTTCCAGTTTGATTACAAATTCCTGCCCCGCAACAAAGACGACGCCATAGCAGTTGACAACATCATTCAGCAATTCAAGCTGCACATGCACCCTGAGATCAGTGCCGGTGGATTGTTCTACATCTATCCAAGTCAATTCAACATTGTGTACTACTACAAGGGTCGCAGAAATCCATTTGTGAACAGAATTTCTACCTGCGTACTGAACAACATGACCGTGGACTACGGTGGCCAGCAGTTCAGCAGTTTTGACGATGGCTTCCCCACCGAAGTTAACATGAGACTCCGATTCATTGAACTGGAAGTTCTGACCAAAGAACGCATAGCCCTGGGATACTAACATGTATTTTCGCAACATACCCATAATTGTCTACTCCCTGGATGATGGTCAGACCTCGTTCCTGGCCACCGACATTTTCCGACGAGTCAAGGCTGACTATGACAACGTCAAGACCAGTCTGGCCTACGACGAGTATGACATCAAGGAAGATGAGACTCCGGAAATTCTGGCTGACCAGCTCTACAACAATTCACAGCTGCACTGGATTATTTTGCTGGTCAACGAGATCATTGACCCTCGCTGGGACTGGCCCTTGGATACTCAGACGCTGGAAAGTTTCATCGACGAAAAATATGGAGAAGATAAAAATGTGGTGCGCTACTATGTGAACAGCACTGGCGACGTAGTACACAGCAGCTATGCCGGCGCCAAGACTCCGGTGACTAACTATGACTATGAAGTCGAGCAAAATGAGGCCAAGCGCCGCATCAAAGTTTTGAAAGCCAGATATGTACCAACCTTTATAAATTCGTTCCTGGAAAAGATGCAGAATGGCTGATACAGTTACAAGTACAAATAATACGACTCCGGTCGAGGCCGAAGGCGTACAGGCGGCCGGTGATATACGAATCAAAGAATGCGTGATCATTCGCAACGACTTTGCTGAGATTGACGTCAAGGCCTATATCGGTGAATTGAACCTGTTCGAGGACATGTTTAAGAATGGCCTGTATGGCAACCTGCTGATGATTGACGCCAGCAACCTGACTCAGAACTATCCCATAGTCGGTGACGAGTATATTCGCCTGCGACTGCAGACGCCGGGGCTGGATCAGGAAATCTATCGCACCTTCAAGATCTACAGCATCACCGACCGAATGATGCTGCGAGACACCAATACTCAGAGCTATGTGCTGCACTTTGTCAGCACCGAGGTGTTCCTGGATCTGCTAAGCCCTGTATACTCAACCTTTGAGGGCAAGATATCCGACGTCGTAGAAAGAATTTTTCGGCAGTATCTGCAGACAACCCGCACAGGTGCCGACGACTCCACGCCCCTGCTGATCAATGTTCCAACCGAGAACCAGGTCAAGTTTACCAGTCCAGGTTGGAGTCCCATGCACTGTTTAAACTGGCTGGCTGGCAAGGCCGTGGCTGCGGGCTACAAGAGCCCCAATTACCTGTTCTTTGAAAGCAACAAGAAGTTCCATTTCATGAACATTGAGAAACACATAGATGACACCATAGCCAGCGAAAACATCCATCAGCGATACATCTATGTGGCCAACAACCTGACTCAGTATCCCGACGAGGTTGGCTATGTCAAAGACATTCAGAAAGAATACCAGAAAGTCGAGGACCTGCAGCTGGTCGAGAGCTTCAACAACTTCAAGAATGTGCAGAATGGTTACTATGCCAATCGACTGGTGACCATGAACATTTTCACCAAGACCTACGATGTCTATGACTATGATCACGTGGCTAGCTATGACGAGTACAAGCATCTGGAAAACATCGGTGGCAAGACCAATGTGGCGCCGTTTACCAACGACGTGCTCCGCGGAGCCACCAGCTATGTGCAGTTTGCCTCCAAGCACCGGTATCTCTACAACGATTTCAAAGACAACGTCAGCGATGTAGTGGAGAATGTATTGCCTCGCCGAGTCAGCGTGGTCAACGAGCTAACTAACTTCAAGCTAATTATTACAGTGCCGGGCCGCATGGATGCCGAGGTTGGCAGCATTGTTAAATTTGTGTATCCTGACACCAGTCCGCGCAGCGCCGACGATGACGCCCTGCCCCGAGAGGATGCCTACTACAGTGGCTTCTATCTGATCACGGCCATACGTCACAAAATTACACTGTTGAAACACATGATGATCATTGAAATGGTCAAGGATTCATATAATAGGGAAGCTGGAACATGAGTGCAATTTCTAATATTTACGCCAAGGATGGATTCTTTTGGTGGGTGGGTGTGGTTGAAGATCGCGATGATCCCCTGAAGGTTGGTCGTTGCCGAGTTCGAATTCTGGGCTACCACATCGACAACAAGGATGTCTTACCAACTGCAGACCTGCCCTGGGCCATGCCACTGATGCCCATGATCAGCGCCAGCGTCAGCGGTGTTGGTTATGCTCCCGTGGGCCCAGTTCCAGGCAGCTGGGTCATGGGTTTCTTCCTGGACGGCAAGGAAAAACAGCAGCCCATGATGATGGGCACCATTGCGGGCTATGTTGATCCCAGCACGGCCTGCACTGCGGTTGAACAAATTCAGGCCGCTACACCCGACAATGTACTCAGAGACGGCTCGGGCAACGTAGTCAAAGATGGCTCGGGCAATCCAGTTAAGACCGGCGCAGCCGAGAATGCCGTACCGGCTCCTCCGCCGCCCAATCAGAAACAGCTGGACAACTATGATCGTATCATAGCAGAATGCAAGGCCCGAGGCATCACCAATCCCTATGTTCTAGCCGCAATTCTAGCCAACGTGCAGAAAGAATGCGGTGGCGTCAGCAAGTCTGAAAACCTGGCTGCCTATGCCAACACCAGCAACGATAGAATTCGCGAAGTCTTTGGCGCCCGGGCCAAGAAATACACTGATGCCGAGCTCAATGTCATTAAACAGGACCCAGCCAAGTTTGGCGAGCTGGTCTATGGCTATACCACTGA